ACTACTGATTATTCCTCTGTAGATTGGGATGATTTTTATGCTACAACTATCGGAGTTAGTGGAGAAACTGCTCCTTATGTATCTAAAGGTTTAAAATTTGTAACACTTACAGATTGGAAAAGGTATTTAAGAAACGCTGAAAACGCAGACGATGCAGATACACAGAACTATGGAGAACCTAGATATGTTATTCGCAGTCCTGATAATCGTAAATTCGGATTAAGCCCTATACCAGATAAAGTGTACAATGTACATTTCTATGCTTATAGTGCGCCTACTGCTCTTGGTGCGCATGGAGACGCTATAGTATTACCAGATCAATATTCTTCTGTTGTTACAGCAAGAACACGTTATTATGTACATCAGTTTAAAGAAAACTTACAACAAGCAGCTTTTGCAATGGATGACTATAAAAAAGGTATGCGTTCTATGAAATCTAACCTTATTAATCCTCAACCTAAAAGCATGACAGATGATAGGACTTATTTCTAGTGGCAGCATCACAGCCTTTTTCAGTTGCTTTACAAGGAGGTTTAGATAAATCCAGTAATACTATGGAGCTTTTAACAAGACCGGGAGTAGCAACTAGATTATCTAACTTTGAAATTTCTACACGCGGTGGTTATAGGCGCATTAACGGCTATACGCAACTAGGAGATGGTACAAGACCTAACAGTTCTAATGAAATATTAGGTATGACTGTATATGCTGACGGTGTAATAGCTTCTTCAGGTACTAATATATACTTTAGTCAAGACGGTGATAGTTGGTTACAGATTAATAAAGCCAGTGTAGCAGGTGGTGGGGATAACTTTAGTACCTTTTCAGGTCGTAGTGCTTCAGCTAGAACTTCTCAAGGTAAAGCACACTTTGCAACCTTTGAAGGTAATACTACATACGGTGAAGTTATTATTACTGACGAAGGCTCTGGAGTAAAACCTTTCTATTTTAAGATGACAGGTACTGGAGATGCATTAAGTAGTAGAACTTTTTTTGCAAAAGAAATAACAGTAAGTGGTACACATTTCCCTAAGTTCTGTGTAATCCACGATAAACATTTAGTAGTTGCAGGTGCAGCTACAGCTTTAAATACTATATTCTATAGTGGTACAAGTGACATAGATGATTTTACTTCTACAGGATCAGGCAGTATTGTACTAGACGATCAAGTAGTAGGTTTAAAATCTTTCCGTAACGAACTATTTGTATTCTGTAGAAACTCAATTTATAAATTACAAAATATAAATAACTCAAGTACAATAGCAATAGTACCTGTTACAAAAAACGTAGGTTGTGTAGACGGTAAAACTATACAAGAGTTTGCAGGTGACTTGCTTTTTCTTGCTCCTGATGGTTTCAGAACTATTGCAGGTACAGCAAGAATTGGTGACGTTGAGTTAGGAACTGTTAGTAAAATGATACAACCTATTGTAAACGGAATATTTGATAACATTGTTGATTATGAATTTAGTAGTGTAGTACTTAGAGATAAGTCTCAATATAGAATGTACTATAGTGGTTCTGCAGAATCCACATTAAACTCAAAAGGTATTACAGGAACTCTCACAGCTAGAGGATTTGAATGGACAGAAGTAAGAGGTATACAAGCCCCTGCTATAGCTTCTGGTTTTAACTTTGCAGGTAAAGAAAAAGTTTATCACGGAGATAGGAACGGTTATATTTATAACCACGATACAGGAAGTTCTTTTAATCCTGAAGGAGTTCTAACAAGTATATTAGCAGAGTATCAATCACCTGATTATGATTACGGAGACTTCGGAACTTTAAAAACTTTAGATCACGTTAAAGTATCTTTAAGACCAGAAGGAGCAACAGATCCTACATTAAGAGTTAGATTTGATTTTGACACTACAGATAGAATACAGCCTCCAGATGTTTCATTAGAAACAAACGATCCTGCTATTTTTGGTTCTTCTATATTTGCAGCAACAGTTAAGTTTGGTGCGGCAGAATCTCCTTTAATAAGACAGGCTATTCAAGGAAGTGGACACAGTAACTTCTTTAAAATTTTTAGTGAGGACACAAATGCTCCTTACACAATAAATGGATTATATATAAACTACAGACCATCAGGAAGACAATAATAATAAGGTGAATTAAATTATGGCTCAAACATATACTAGACAAAGTTCAATAGCTGATGGAGATACTATTACTGCTGCGCTTTTTAACAACGAATATAATCAACTTTTAAATGCTTTTGCTTATAGCTCAAGTAGTGCTTCATCTACAGGACATAGACATGACGGAACTGCTGGACAAGGCGGTAATATCCATACTATTGGTGACTTAGACTTTTTAAATAAAATTGTTGCAGACAGTACTAATAATCGTTGGGGAGTCTTTGTACAGGTATCTAGTGCAGCCGTAGAGCAAGTAAGAATATCTGACGGTGTTGTTTCTCCTGTTACAGACAGTGATGTTGATCTAGGTACAAGTTCTCTTTATTTTAAAAATGCTTACATAGATGCTATAACTACTACAGGTAACGTAGCCGTAGGTGGTAACTTAACAGTTACAGGTACTACAGCTTTTAACGGTGGTACACTTACTCTTGGTGATTCTGCTGCAGACAACGTAGTCTTTGGTGCAGACATTAACAGTAATATAATTCCTAACACAGATAGTGCTTTTGATTTAGGTAGTTCTTCACAGGAATGGAGAGACTTATACTTAGACGGTACTGCACACATTGATACGTTAGACGTAGATGTAAACGCTACCGTTGCAGGTACATTAGGTGTTACAGGTATTGCTACTTTTACTGATGATATTATTATTGGTGACGGCAAAACAATAGGCTCTGCTTCAGATGTAGATGCTATAACAATAGCGTCTAACGGTCAGCTTACACTTACACAAACTTTAATTGGTACAGCATTAGACATTAGTGGTGACATTGATATTGATGGTACATCTAACCTTGATATTGTAGACATAGATGGCGCAGTTGATATGGCTACAACACTTGCAGTCGCAGGTAACGTAGATTTCAACGGTGATCTAGACGTAGACGGTACTACAAACTTAGACGTTGTAGACATAGATGGTGCTGTAGATATGGCCTCTACCCTGGCGGTTGCTGGTGTTTTAACAGGTGCATCTCTAGATATTAGTGGTGACATAGACATAGACGGTACTTCAAACTTAGACATAGTTGATATTGACGGTGCAGTTGATATGGCTACTACACTTACAGTTGGTGGTGAAATAACAGCAGCTAGGTTAGATATATCAGGCAACGTAGACATTGATGGTACTTTAGAAGCTGATGCAGTTACAGTAAATGGTGTAACTCTATCAGAAACAATTAGTGATACTGTTGGAGCTATGGTAACAAGCAATACTGAATCAGGTATTACAGTAGCCTATCAAGATGCAGACAATACTTTAGACTTTACAGTCGGTACACTTAACCAAGATACAACTGGAACAGCAGCAATAGCTACAACAGTTACTATTACAGACAACGAAAGCACCAACGAAAACAACGCTATTATCTTTACAGCAGGTGGAGACTTAGACGGTGGTAACTTAGGTTTAGAATCAGATGGTGATTTAAAATACAACCCAAGTACAGGAACTCTTTCTGCTACTAATATCTCTGTTAGTGGTACACTTAGTACTGTAGACTCAGTTACTATGAGTGCTAACAATGCTGTTATATTTGAAGGCGCTACTGCTGACGCACACGAAACTACACTTACTATTGTAGACGCTACAGCAGATAGAACAATTACTTTACCTAACGTATCAGGTGCTGTACCTGTATTAGCCGCAGCAAGTAATACACAAGTTACTTCAACACCTGAAGAGCTTAATGCTTTAGACGGCATCACAGCCGTAGTAGGAGAGCTTAATGCTTTAGACATAGGTAGTACAGCAGTAGGTACTGCAGTAGCTTCTAAAGCTGTTATACTGGACTCTAACAAAGATTATACAGGTGTACGAAACCTTACTATAAGTGGTGAGCTTGATGCAGCTACGTTAGATATTAGTGGTGCAATAGATGTTGCAGGTACAGCCAACCTAGATGTCGTGGACATAGACGGTGCTGTAGATATGGCTTCTACACTACAAGTTGATGGAGCAATTACAGCTTCTTCTACAATTAATACAGTAGGCATAACAGGTCCTAAAACAAACTTTGTAGGCAGTATGCTTATTAGCAACGATGCTGGTACAGGTACACTAAATGCAGCCTCTAACAATACAGGTTTTGGTAATGAAGTATTTGATGATCTCACAAGTGGTGACAATAATACTGGTGTAGGCGCACAGGCATTATCTAAACTTACAACAGGTTTAGACAACGTAGCTGTTGGCGTAAGTGCTTTAGCGGCAAACACAACAGGCGAACAGAATGTAGCTATTGGTAAAGATGCTGGATTAGCTATAACCACAGGTGATAACAATGTTGCGGTTGGAGAACAGTCTTTAATTACAGCAACAACAGCAGACAAAAACACAGCACTTGGTAGTAGAGCATTACAATTAACTACCACAGGCGCTAACAATGTTGCAGTTGGGTGTTTAGCTTTGACAGCAAATACGACAGCCGCCAACAACACAGCCGTAGGTACAAGTGCTTTAACAGCAAACACCACAGGTACAAACAATACTGCAGTTGGTAAGGATGCGTTAAAAGCAAGCACAACATCAGACGATAACACAGCGGTTGGTTTTCAAGCTTTAGATGCTGCAACAACCGCAGATGCTAATACAGCAGTAGGCGCAAATGCTGGTGGCTCTTTAACTACTGGAGGAGCTAACGTAGCAGTAGGTAACGATGCTTTAGAAACTGCAAC